TATCGGTGGCGAGTCCGAAAATTCCAGCGTCATCGTGGCCTTTACGATACTGGATGCAATTTCTGGACTGAACCATGTGGCCAAACAGTGGTCTAAGACGGTGGAAATGGGAGATTTCCTTCCAGACCCTTCTACGGAGTCCGTCAAGGGTGGTTGAAGTGACGATGACAACGGTGTCTCTTGGGCTTGCATAGTATTTGGAAAGGGCGTAAATGCCCGCCGAGGTGGTTTTCCAGCTTGCGGCAGGCCCGGTGACCGTGCACCATGGATTTTCAGCGAACGTGCGCTGCATCCACTCAGTCCAGTCGTTCCAGATGTAGGTGTTGGGAACGTGCTTGTTCCAAACCAGGTCAATCGAGTTCTTGAGGTGTTGGTATTTGCCAAGTCCAAGAGGCGGATCATTGGCAAAACTGTAAAGCTCAATCGCCGCCTGGTCGGTTGTCCTGAAGTTCAGCCCGTACATCTATGGTTTCCACGGTAGTCGCCTTTGCCGCCTCGATCTCAGCATGGTTAATGGTAGGCTTTTCAGTGCCTATGAGGAGCGCACCTTCAATAAGACCGCCATCCTCCTCCTGGGGAAAGATAATCTGATGAACCCCAGCCACATCGCGCACTTTGCGGGCCACTTCCAAAGGATCACCATGCTCCGCAGCCTTTCTGGCCGCCTTGTCAACATACCGAGCCAGGTTTAAGGTGGAATCCGACCTGTGCCTCTCAAGAGCCTCAGCCATGACGTCCCCAGCGTCCTTCCCGGTAACAGCATCCTCATGAATGCTCTTAGGCTGCTTAAAAGCATGCTTCTTCCAGGAATACTTGAAAGCATAAGACGCCATCGTCCCATAAGGTATCCCAGCCAGACGAGCTGCTTCCCTGGGGCCGTAAACAGTCACAAGTGCTTTCAAAGCATCAAGTTCCTTGCCTACCCGTGCCTTTCCAGCCATGAGTTTCAGTACTTATACCTTAACCCCTGGGGTTTCAAGGTATTTTTAATTTTACGAGGCGTAGCCCTTGGTTTTGCACCCATTAAAATTTGTCTGGGAAACGTTCCCCCCCTACCCCCCCAGCCCAGAATGCCCAAAAAGCATGCTAGGTGGTCTCCGGCGGCGACGGTAAGCCTATTCAGGTCTAAAATTAAGCATGCTCAAACAAAGCCCGGACAGCGCAGCCTTAGACGTCGGAACCCGTATCGACGCATGCGTATTTTGGTTACGATTGCGGGTTGGTTGTGCTCTGAACAGATTGCCAAGCTGTGACCAGTACAGCAGAAAGCCCCGTGCTCAGTTACGAACACGGGGCTAATCTGGTTTACTGTTTAGTCCGGGCTTATTCCGGGAGATTGCCCTTTCCGCCGAATGCTTCAAAGGCAGCATCGAGCGAACGATGGACGGTCAAGTCGCCGCGATTGGTCGCCCGTTCGACAATCGCATGCGCCACTATCTCAGACCCCAGCACGCCACCGCAAAATTCCAAATCCGAGACAAGCGTCCACGGTTTAGAATGCGACATCAGCCACTTGACCGCCGGGAGATCAACGGCATTCCCGCCGAGCAGCGTGTCACAGGGCAACTCACCTGCGAACCGCTTCCCGTTGCTGGCATAAATCGCCAGCACCCCGCGCCCGTTGGAATGCCCGGAATAATACCCAACCGTCGCAGTCGGCACCAAAGCGCAAAGCGCGCTGAGGTTTGCACGACTCGCACCCATCGAACCGGACGCATCTATCACCACGCAGCCGCCCGGTTTATTGCGAATGCGTTGACGGAATAAACCGTTGCTGTCGCCATTGATTACCGCAGCCAAGAAGCGAAGCGGGTTAATGATTGAGCCGTTGGGCGCGAACCGCCGATTGATTGACTTTTGCTTGTCGCAGGAAACGGTCTTTGGTCGCAAGTCGCGCAATTCCATTTTCCCATCGAGCGCATCCCCAGCCTCGACCGGGGGCAGAATGTCGCCGGGCTTGCGTCCGGTCGGTTCTTCGTCTTGCCATTCCTGCTCCGGACTTTCCAATAGCGCAACGAGCACCGAAATTGCCCTCGCGCGCCTTGACCGGACTTTGGCCAGATTGACCACGGTTGCAATCGCCCGGCTTAGCTTGTCACCCATCAGATGACGAACGTGGCGACGACCCCGGCGCGCCGTAAACTCGCTTTTAATATCAGCCCCGGTGCCGTAATGTTTGAGCATCGCCACCGTGCGAACCGCGTTGAGCAATTGCCCGTTCCGCAATTCGGGCGAATCTTTCGCCTTCCCTGTTCGGACTGCACGAACGTTTTTCTTCAACGTCCTCACTCCGTCCATCGCGGTTGCAAGGTGCGCCCGTTGATAAATCCGCATCATGCCGGGCGTTGCCGTGCTCGGAAGCATGGTGCTTTCAATGTTCACGTCATCCACGATTTGAGCGGCAATAGCCTCGTTTTCTGTCAGAGGCTTTTTTCGGCGCGGCGTGTGCCGGGTTGCGTGCCGGGTTTCATGTCCACGGATGGTGACGCCTTTGGCATTGTCGCCAATCGGCGCGCCTAGCTTGACTACATCTCGACGGTTCTTCTCGTCGTACTGCGTGAACCCGCCAATCTGCCCGGTTTGCTCGGGACGATCAGCTAGGACGATCTTTGCGCCTTTCAGCTTGCCATCAGGGACGGAGGCGCGGATTGCATCGCGCACGGTTTTGCGGTTGGGTTTTCTCATATTGCTTAAGCCTTTAGACCGTTCCGCGCGGCGTCGATTAACGCCATTAGAATTGTCTTGCCTTGCCCCTCGCCGAATACCAATTCAGCCGCCAATTGATCGTCCACACCCTCAGCCCGGAGGTGCTCGAAACTAATCATCCGGCGCGGAGTGATCGACGGTGCCCAATCGTCCGTGTTCGGCTCATTCGCCATTTTGTTCAGAATGAAAGCCGCGCACTCAGGCGACAAGCGGCGCAGAATGCCGGAGTGGGGAGTGTCGCAACGCAGCACAATGTCAAAGCGATCAAGAACAGCCTCGGCCAATTGGTCGGGGCTTCCGTTCATTGTCGCAATCACCCGGTAGCCGGGCGCAGGTTCGACCGTCTCACCGTTGTCCAGATTGAGACGGCAGATGGCCGCATCATCGAGCACGGACTGAAGCGGGGCATCTAATTCGCCGCCTGCCTTGTGAATCTCATCCAGCACCAACGGGCAACCTTTGAGAGCAGCACGGGTGGCGCAAGCATTCGACCAGTGGGTTGAGCCATCCCGGAGCAGGAATTTCCCGAATAGCGCATCTGCGAATTGAGACTGGTTAAGAGTCACCCGCTCGTATTCCGGAGAAAAGGAACACGCAGCGGTTGTTTTTCCCGTGCCTGGCTTGCCGTGGAGCAGCCATCGGCGCGGAGGATTAACTAGAGCGTTGAGCATGGCCAGAATGCCCGGCCAGTCGGTAATTTTTAACGTTGTTTGATTTGGGTTCATATTAGGTTTGGTTTGGGTTTGGTTGGGTTTGTTAGTCTAAGTCAGATGGCATCCATCCCGGCGCGGCAGCGTCGAGTAGCGTGTAGCCTGTAACAGTCTGAGCAATCACGTATCGGTGACCGCCGATGTTAATTGAATCGCCATCATAATAAACGTTCTTGCTTGGCAATTGCTTAGCGTAATGCTCAAGCGGCAAATCCAACGGAAGGTCGGACGCGTAGCAATGTTTGAAGCCGTTGTATTGCTGCATTTCTGGCATGCAACTGCCCTCAGTATTGTTCGGTGTATTTAACATTGATTGACTATACAAAGCTGCTTGGAAAGGTCAAGCGGCGGGTTTCATTTTCTCCGAAGAAATGAGCAGCTTTTGTAAAATAAACTTGCGCCACGGTGACCCTATGCGATGCTGGTTGGCATGCGACCTGCTTTATATGGGCATATGAACGTATTGAGACACATTGCCCCGGTGCTGTGGCAGCCGGTTGCACGACCGGGCAGCCGGTGCTCCGGGCAGCCGGGCAGCCCAGCCCGCCGCAGCCCGGTGCGCGTCCCAGGGATCGCCCCCGGCACACAACCCCACTAGCACAAAACATGACCACTCATCCCGTGTTACACAACACCACTAGCACAAAACATGTTGACAATGATTGCATATCTCCGAAGCTGCTTCACAACATGAGTAAATCACCCGTACCAGACAACGTAAAGGATTTTCTTCGCAAGATCGGAAGCATAGGCGGAAAGAAAAGCGCACAGCATCCAGACCGTCCACGCCTCAACAGAGAGGCAGCACTAGCACGATGGAGAAAGCATTTCCCAATCCCGAAACCCCTTGAAAAATAATTTACAAAAAGATGAAAATAATTCTTGCGTCCTATTCCAAGCAGCTTAGAATCCTAACATGACAAAGAAACATTTCATAGCATTAGCCGACGCAATGCGCCGGGCAGAACCACAGCTTACCGATACGGAATTTCGCTCCGGGGAACACAAACAGTGGGAACGAGACATTATCGAAATCGCGGGTGCTTGCCATGAGAGCAACCCTGCTTTTAACACCGAGCGTTGGATTGACTACATCAAAGGCAAATGCGGAGTCAACGGTGGAAAGGTCAAATGAAAACCGTTTTCTTTACCAGAGCAAAGCTCAATGAGCTACAGGCAAAATACGACAAGGCGCGCATGGAGAACCATGAGGAGTTTCAGTTTGAGGGGCAAACCGTCCTTGTCTGTTATGCCAAATACCTGATCGAATTTCTGAACACCCAACTCCAACCAAAACCAAAACACAATGAACATACTAACTAAAAACCGCATCCTTCAAAAAGGCGACGAATACAAAAACAACGGAACATGGAAACCAGTACCCGAGAACGATTACGGGCTGCAAATCATGTTCACCAAATATGCCGAAGTCAGGCGACCTTCGGAAAAACCTTTCCCTGTGAGTCCATCAGTGGCTCCGAGCAATGATTCTCACCCTGCACCGACCGCGCGGAACGTGCAGACCAGTGAGGGAGTGAAGCGTTCTCCAAGTCCGGACAAACCGGAGAGCGGCAGGGTCACTTTACCACCAGCAACCCCGCATGGTGTTCCATATACACCTGACGTTGCTGAATACTTGCACAAATCCAAACCAACGTGGAACCAAACCAGTTACGAGGAAGTACATGGCAAGGGCAGTTACAAGGCATTGCTTAAGGCCACAGGCAAATGGGTTGAGACACCAGAAATCGCCTTACCTAAACCGCTCCCAATCAAGATACCCGATTGCATCCCGCCGACACCTAAACCGTTACCGCTACGCAATTGCGCGGTATGTAATTACGACATTACCCAATACCCCGCAGACGTTACCACCTGTAATGACTGCATGCCCCAACGGGCAAAAACAATCTCGCCGGACAGTGGCGTTAGTTCCGCTGCAAAGGCAGAGAGGGAGAAATCCCCTGCACCTACTCCTTCGGGTGCAGGGGTTCTCAAAATTCCATTTCCAAAGCCAGACCCGACAAACCTTACCGCCATGTCCAAACAACCAATCTGGACGGGCCGCAATGGGACATTCACGGGCTACGCATTGGAAGCAATGCGCGCAAACGACAACATAATGCTCTCGCCAATAGGAAAGCGCGGTGTGGGCAACTGCTGCATTCAATTCCCAATTTCAGTCATTCCCGCATTAGTGGATTGGCTGGAAGAACAAAGCAAAGGAACAACGAAGTGAGTGCGGCCAGTAAGTATCTCAAACTCAAGCCAAGAGAGAGAAAAATTTCTCCCACAACCCGAAAACCATTACCAACCCCGGACTTGAGCATCGAAGTGTTCGATGTCCGGGTCTTTGAAGGTGGACGCAACAAAGGCACAATCGTCTGCAAGCAAATGAAGTGCGAGTTTCCGTCCGGTGACCTAGCCACAGACGTTGGCAAACTGGCACAGGAGTGGCTCGACTTAAAAGAAATCAACCTATAACCAAACATATGACAACCATAAACACCGATACTGAAAACGAATTGAAAGACTTAAGGGCATTCATTCAGGATGCCCATGCTTACCTGCGGCACTCGTTCCGGGAAGGAACAAAGCCTGAGATTATTCTCACGACATTGACGCACGACATTGCCGGTCTGGCCAACCATGACCGTTGTTTCTGCCCTCGCGTGAGTGGCTATTGCAGAAAGGAAGATGCCAAGTGAAAGCCATCTACAAAGGCAGACTCTACAACGTTGGGGACAACCTTAACGTTGTAGAACTAACCGACCCGGAGACGGGCGCAACACAGCATGTCTCTTGGGCTGACCCGGACTTTATCCCCGACCCCACAGATGACCAGATAAACAACATATTACCAGACTACTAAACACCTATGGAAAACACCGAACCAGATGCAGCAGACCTATTCAACGAACAGCACACCACGGCAGAGAGCATAGCAATAGCACAAAAGCTACCTATGGCTTCCCAATGCCCGAAGTGCGAGAAGGTATTCAAGAACGATACCGCGCTCCGGATGCACGACATTCGTAAACACCAGAACCGTGGGTGGGACACTTCCCACAATTTTGGCAAGCAAAGCCGAGCACAGATGCTCGCCAAAAAGCGGGAATACAACCGTAAATGGCGATTGGCTCGCGGCATGAAGGTCAGACCAGCAGCACTCAAGGAAACGCCACGGATGCCACGGACGCCACAGCAAAAGCACAAAACCCTGGCTCCCATTGCTGCGGCTCCAACGCCAACCCCGGGGTTAGTGACCTACTGCCCTCGCTGCGGTTGCAACATCAAGGTCGTCGCTGCGGCCATTGCCTTCGGAGACAATCACTCATGAAACAGACATTCATGGAAGCCAACGTGCGGCAAAAGGCGCGGAAGGTGGACTTCTACATCTACAAAGAAGATTTCGAGGCAGCCCTCATGGGGTCACTCGGACAATCTGCGGCTGCCATATCAGCCAAAACCGGGCTGACCAAAGGCAAAGTCACCTACCGGCTGAGAAAGGCCGGGGTTCGCCTTGGGGACTACAGGAGCGGGGAGAGCAGCATTGCCAGGCTCGTTCTTCGCAACATGCGGCCAACCTTGGAGCGGGAATTATACGCGCACCTTAAATCACTATGAACACGCTTAAAACTTCACTCGGTTGCCTGTTCATCGCGCTGATGTTCCGCGCCGGATTCATGCTGGCGCAGGGAGAGCTGCCTTGGCTACAGGTAAACTCGCACAATCCATCCAGTAACATGACCCTGAAACCCAAGTGGACGGTCATCATTTCATCCGTACAACCGAGAGTAAAACAGATCAGGGATAATCGTTGGGAAATTGAATTTATCCCTTGACCTAAATCCCAAGCCGCTTAGAATACAAATACCCTATGAGAAGAACAGCAAAGATTTCGCAGACCGTGGAGAAAATCGACAGTCTCCTGTCAACGTATCCGACAGATGGTAATTCCATAATCAGGGATGCCCTCTGTCATTACAGGCAGAAGCTAGTCGATGAATTTTACAGTCTGCGGAACAAACCAACAACCAAAACCAAACCAATAGAACAAGACCTATTAACATGAACCTAGACGACGCATTCCCAAGCAAATACATCAAAGCCAGCGACCTTCCGGAAGATGGCACGACCACTGTGACAATCGAGAAGATTGAAATGCAGGAAGTCGGGAAGGAAAAGCAGAACAAGCCCGTAATCACCTTTGAGGAATTGGACAAGGCATTTGTCTGCAACAAGACCAATGCCAATTCAATCGCCAAGGTCACCGGGAGCCGCAACATGGACGAATGGATCGGAAAGCAAATTCGTTTGTTCCGGGCGGAAGTGGAGTTTCAGGGCGAGATGGTGGAATCCATTCGGGTCAGCATCAAATCAGCCAAGGGTGGAACCACCCCGACGCCACCGGAAGGGGAAAACTGGTAATGCCCATCAGCTTAAACGTCAACGTGGATAAGGTGGACAAGAAACGCTTTACCACGGGGAAGCAGGGCAGATACCTTGACCTAGTCCTGTATGAAACCCCGGACAGTGACTACGGGGATTACCTGGTCAAGCAGAGAGGCGAGAAAGGCGACAAGATGCCGATTCTCGGAAACGCAAAATACTACAAACCAGCAGCAAGGAAGAAAGCACCAAAGACCGATGCCAGCGGGGACATTGCAGCAGAAGAACCCTGGTGATCCTTGTCCGGGGTGTGGTTGCCCTTATCCGGGTGACCACACTCAGGACTGCCAGTGGCAATTAACCTTGGACGCTTTCCGGACGATTCACAGAACCATTGGGAACGTATTTGATGCAGTCAAGGAATTGCACAAGATCGTCCAGATTCAGCAGAAACAAATCAACAAACTTACCGATGAACGAAGAAGAAATTAAAGACGTTGTCGATTTCGCAATCGAGTGGCTGCACACCAACAGGCATATCTCGGAAACCACCTACGGTAACATGCCCGCTACCGTGGGTGAGGAAATTGCGGAAGCATTCATGAAACAGCGGGAAGAATAATCATGGGGGTCAGGAGCAACCCCGCCTGACCCTTTCCCACCTTATGCCCATTGACCCTTACTTTACGTCGAAGCACAAGCACAAACCAATGACCGCAAAGCAGGTTCAGAAAAAGAAATGGAACATGATTAGGAGAGTCCAGGCATGGAGAGCGACAGGTAGAGGATTCTCCAAAGCCAACACCGTATGGAGAATGTAACTGATGGCCGACGAAGATCAGGGTGACTTGTTTAGCTGGAACGGCAAAAGGCGAAAGACCAGAGCAGACCAAATTTACGCTGGCTTTTGCAAATTCCACAAGGCTAACCCCATTGTGTATGAATGGATTGAAAAACAGGCACTCGATGAAATCAGGAAAGGGCGCAAGAATTACTCCATATCGGAATGCACCGAGCAGGTGCGCTGGAACATGCCCACCCATCTTCTCGCCAAGGCAGGTGGACTCAAGATTCAGAATAACTACCGAGCCTACTACGCACGTTTGTTCCATGTTCACCATCCCGAACATGCAGGGTTCTTCCGAACCAGAAAGAGGCCAAGCACAGACAGGCCGGAATTTCCCGGTGACCCTGACCCCAGGATTGATCCGCCTGACCTTCCCCCGGACATAGATTTGGATAACAGGCTAAGAGCACTAATCACTGAAACACTATGAAATACCGAATCACCGTAGAAGAAATCCTTCCCAACGAAAAAGAGAGCAGCAAATATCCCGACACCACCGAAGTTTACCAACAGATCGTGGACAACCTTAACGTGCCGAAGCTGGCAACATGGATTAACGATGAAGCTAACCAACCGATATAACCTACCCGAACCCTTCGTTACTGCCGTAGGCAGCGACGACTATGAGCGCGGTGACGCCGAATACACGGCAACCGAGCTGATTAAGCCGAGCCGCATTGTGGCCTACTCCCGGAAGTTTGACTCTGTAATGACCGAGGATGCTTCCGACAGGGTGTGGCGTTTCCAAGGCCAGACAAAGCACGTTGTTCTTGAGCGCATCGCCAAGGCCAACCCCGACCGATACCTTGTGGAGCAACGCCTTGAAAGCATCATGCCCCTGACCGGCGCAAAAATCAGCGCGAAGTTTGACCTTTTCGACAAAGAAACCAGAACCCTGTACGACTGGAAGGAAACCAGCGTCTGGAAATTCCTCATGGGCGATACCGAGGAATGGGAGCAACAGGCCAACATCAACCTTTACCTGATGCGGCAGCATAACTACGACGTCAGCCATCTGGTCAACATCGCCATTCTGAAGGATTGGAAGGTGCGAGAGGCTCGATTTAGCCGCAAGCCTGATTACCCCAAGTGCGCCGTCCATATCCTGCCCATGACAATGTGGAGCATTGGACAGGCTCAGGATTTCATCAACCAGCGGGTGGAGAAACACCGCGCAGAGGCGGCTAACCCTCCGGTCTGCAACAAAAAGGAACGCTGGCAGCGGGATGCCACTTTCGCTGTCATGCGTTCCGACCGTAAACGAGCCATCCGGCTTTACCCCAGCCGCGATCAGGCCGAGGCAGCCATGATGCAAGCCATGAGGATTGCTCGCCCCGGGGATACTAAGAAATTCTATATCGAGGAGCGTCAGGCTGAGCCTGTGCGCTGCCTGGATTTCTGCGGGGTGCAGGAGCAATGCGAATTTGGATTGGAAGCAGAAACCAAATGGAAGGAAAAACATGCCAGCACCACTACCACAGACACCGAAGCGGAATGAGTATTGCATCTGCGGTCACAGTGAGCTTAGACACCACACCTTCAGCCAATCGTGCATGGCTGACTGTGACTGCCAGCGTTTCATTAGAAAAACTGATAACATGAATGCCTATTACACAGGGAAGCGTGACCCCATTAACTGTCCCGCAAACCAACCTGACCCGACGCGGGATTATCATGACGTTCCTTTTCCCGAAGGGACTCAACCCAAACCCGTCAACGACCCACAAGCGGATGCCGGATACGACCAACCCAAACCCGCGAGCGGCGAATGGACGGTGTATTCAGTGATGAAACTGCGACAGAAGCACTGGCACGAAGAAGATAAAAACAACGCCATAGCTATTGCACACAACGCCGCGATTGCCACAGCTAAAACCGCGACAGGCATGGAAACTGAATTGCCCACCGAGATTCACGTTAAGATTGACCCATCACTCTTACCCAAACCCGCAGGCGAATGGACGGTGGAGACTATTGCGGTCATACGCGGCAGGGATGGTGACTTCGGACTTGCCGCAGCAATCAACGCCGCACTCGCCGCTGAGAGGAAGGCGCATGAAGCCATTGAGTTAAACATTAGCCAGCAACTCGCCGCAGAGAAGTCGAAACCAAAGACCACCGAATACGCCCAAGGATGGGACGATCACGTTCTAGCAGCACGGTCGCAGATCGAGGACTTACAGCAACAACTCGCCGCCGAGAGAACACGGTCACGAACGTTCAGTGGAAAGGTGATTGAATTTCAGAAGCAACTCACCGCCGAGAAGAAAGAACATGAGCGTGAAATCTTCAAGCTCTGGACTGAGAAGGAAAACCAACTCGCCGCCGAGAGGGAGAAGGTGCAGATCGTGATGCGCTACATCCCAGCTTGCTCCGAAGCGGCAGTTAAAGACGCACTCGCAAAGGTGAAGGAGAAGAAATGATAGACGACGACGAAATCAAAGACATTGAGAAACGCATGACTGAGTGCGTTGCCCGGATGAAAACCCTCGCTCCACTGGTGGGAGCAGCGCGGCAGATCAAGGAATTTTCAAGCGACCAGCGCAAGAACGCCCTGGCAGCCGAGCAGGTGCGCTTCATCCAGCGCGGGGAATCCGTGGCTGCCTCTGAAACACTGGCACGTTCCAGTTTTGTGTATCTGGAAAACATAAAAGGATTGGAGAAAAGCTACGCCACCGCTTGCGGCACGATTGCCGAATGGGAAGCTGTCTTTGCTCGTTTTGAAGCGTGTAGGTCGATGCTGGCCATGGCGCGCCAGACTCTTGGAATGTAATTCCCCATTGACAAGCCCGGGGAACGGGAGCTTAATCGTGTTCCATGAAAATGAAGCACAGCAATTCCATGGGCGGAGGATACGGAATCAATCGCAAGCTGGCCGGTTCTTCGCATCTCACCACCGCTCTCCCACCCCATTCCAAGGTCACCGTGTCCCCGGGGTCAAACCACAGCCGCGCTGCAATTGGGAAGTCCGGCAAGAAGCATTTCGCGGGAGCGAAGCTGACCTAGTGGCCAAGAAGAAGAAGAAAAAGAGCGGCAGCAAACCGCCAATGCCCTACTGACATCACCGGGGTAACATCCCATGCGAACCAAAGAATGGCTGGACAGCTATTTCGGAGTGCCATTCGATGAAGTTCTTTCAATTGCCGGATTGGCTCCACCGGCACTTCCCTCACCGCCCAAAAGTAACGTCATAATCCCTGACCTTGGAGCAGGGCCATACTGGTACGTTGACCCGAGGGCAGGGCAACCACAGCAGTCAAACGCGCAGCCTGGGTATTCCGGATTCAGCCGACCAGTCCCGGATGAAGGAGACATTCTTCCAGGAAATTCAGCTGCCGCACGAATGATTGGGTCAAACCGGGGAGTCTCTACGCTTTCAGACGAGCGATACAATGCAGCCTACAATGAGCACGAACGTTCACTTGACCAGGAACCTGAGTACAGGATGGGGCCGAAGGATGTTTACAAAACCATAGGCATGGAGATAAACGGCAAGGAATGGGAAGTACCTGCCGCTTTCGATAACATGACTGACCAGGATCGTGCAATCATACAAGGATTACCCCACACTCAATGGCCTCAATGGATTCGTGATTCAATTGAAGGCAATGCCCGAGATCAGCTAGAGAAGGGGTATGACCCATTCGGGAATCCGATGTGACCGGATTTTAAGAGAGAAGGCGCGAGGAACACCGATGAACCCCGCGCCTTTTTAGTCTCTACTCACCTTTGGTCGTTTCAAACCTTAAGCGCAACATTGGAAAATAATTCTGAAAAAAAGATTGTCAACCCATCTGGTGTTGTGCTTTAATTCGTTTTCATGCACGTAGTTCACATCAGCAACCAACCTTCCGGCGGGTGCTCTGTGTGTATTTCTGGCGATAAACCGCTTGAGCTACGTGCAAAGCACGGAGTACCCACCGGAGGGCTGGCCAATGGCTGAGACGCAGGGCGCATTCTTCGGCGACTGTCCTCACCCGCGCGCGGAAGTGGTCATGGAAAAGCGCGGGACTCACTATGCCCGCCGCGTCTGCTCTGATTGCCGCAAGTTCCTGGGCTGGATACCGCACCCGGACAACGTTCGCAAGGCTCTGGAAAACGCCATTATCCTGACCTCACTTTCAAAGCTGGACAATCTCCCCGCATGGGAGAGGCAGTTCGTCCGGTCACTCACTACCGCGAAGAAAATCAGCCCCAAGCAGCAGGAAAAGCTGCTTCTCATTCGGGACATGTATTTATGACAGTCTCAATGGTGAAACGCTGTCAGCAGACAGACACCCATCCAATCACGTTTGAGGAAATCTGGTCGGTCACCCGGTCAGGCGAGCACGGCCTCAAGGAGAAAATCACCCGCATCCGGAACAAGTATGAGGCCGAGCGCGACATTACCGGGGACACGGTCAAGGCCAAGGAATCCATAGCAGAGCTGAAATCGGAGCTGCCGGGGTTTATGCCTTCAGGGAGTTTCTCAACCCGCTCAAACGCCGCCCTGGTGGAGTACTCCGGCCTTCTGTGCGCCGATATGGACAGCCTGGGGGACAAGCTGCACTCGATCCGGGAAACGCTCAAATACCTGCCCTACGTGCGCGCCATTGCCCTTTCCCCGTCCGGGGACGGACTCAAAGTGTTCTTCAACGTGGTCAACGACCCTGCCCGGCATGAGGATTCGTTCCGCGCCATAAGGGACAACGTGCGCGACCTTGGCGTCGAAATAGACGAGAAATGCAAAGACCTTGCCCGGATATGCTTTTTCACATACGACCCTGACCTCTGGTTGAACAACGCCCTTGGCGCGATCCTTCCACCTGCCGATCCGTTGCCCCGGGGTAAGACAACCACGGTCATAACCCCGGACATGACGGCGAGAGAGTTAATCGCAATCAAGCTGTTGGGTGAATGCACCTACAGTCCTGAGAAGGGCGGATACTTTGTTAAACATTGCCCCGGGGAATCTTTTCACACCGCCAAGGACGGGGCGAAGCACACCATCCTTTATTTGAACGGCGCGCCCACGCTGGACTGCAAGCACACATCTTGTTCACATGTTGTTCAAGCCTTCAATGATGTGCTCCGGTCGAAGATCGGGAAGGTGGAAAGCGAACATTCCACCTTCCACTATCCCCATAAGGATGCTGGAAGCTGGAACATTTTAGATAAACCCAACGGAGCAACGACTTTAACCCCGGAAAAGCAGTTTGTCAGTTTTTGCGACCCAAACTTCCTAGAATCATACGATCCACCGGAAGGAATGCAGCTCGTTGGCAACCACCATATTTGCAAAGATGGGACATTCATTTTCGTCCTCGGCGGGCCAAATGGGGTGGGCAAATCACTTGCCCTGACATCACTGGCCGTGGCTGGCGCGAAAGGGAAAGGTAAATGGTTTGGGCTAGATGTTCACAGACAGTTCAAAACCATGATAATCCAGCAGGAGAACGGGTTGTGGCGTCTGTCACTCAATTTCAAAGAGCTGAATTGCAAGGAATTACAGGATTACGTTCGTATCAGCGAACCACCACCATATGGAATGCTGTTCCGAAACGATGATTTCAGGAAACAGCTCGGTGACTGCATTACGGAATTTTCTCCGGACATAGTCGCTCTCGATCCATGGAACGCCGCCGCGCGAGATCAGGAGCAAAGGACTTACCTGGAAACCTTTGAGCAGATCAAGTCGGTCTTACCTGTCAATACCGCACTCTGCATCGTGGCGCATACCCGGAAGCCACAGAAGGACGAACGCTCCACCGGGCGCGGCCTGATGAACATCCTGGCTGGAAGCCATGTCCTGACCAGCGTCCCAAGATGCGTTTTTGTGCTGCAATACGCCTCGGACGACACCGAAGACGACCAGGTAGTGTTCACATGCTGCAAGAACAACGATGGCGACCTGGGGAAGCGTAGCGCATGGAAACGCAAGGTCGGACTATTTGAACCAGTTCCATCATTCGACTGGGTGACGTTCGACTCAACAAGCAAGGATAAGCGCGTCGTGATTACCGAAGAAATGGTAAAAGAGGTTTTTGAGGGCGGTGAATTACTCCGGGTGATGGCGCGGGATAAATTGCTGGAAATTAGCGGAGCCGAGAAGTCAGCTTGCTACAATGCACTGTCCCCAAAAGGCAGATTTTCCAGCAATCTGTTATTCAGTGGAAATTTAGTAAATTGGATTCGTTGAGGTATTTATAGAAAATCTTCCAGTATTTTTCCAGCATGGAAACAACTACTCATATTTGTCAGTTCTCTAACGGAATAGTCAACACAATCATTCTAAACCAGGAAGGGGAATTGATGACCTACCGCTGGTTTCCTGCTCACTGTGGCATTCTGGATGTGGATATTGAAGAACATCGAGCATGGTTACACGCCACCCTTGGATTCAGAAATCCATCTACTTCCTGAGTTTACGTAAAATGGTGTTAGACCAAATTCCTACCGAAACACCCCCCTACCCCTTTTTCTAATATGGGCCGCAAACTGCCTGACCTTTACCACGCCGCCAAGAAGAAAAAGTCTTTTGAAAAATTGGTGCAGAAGTACTACGGCAAGGCCGACCTTCTGGCAGCATGGGAATCGCGGGACGATGTTGACCCGGACTACATTCGGGACTTGAAGGCGCGGCTGCGAGGGCATAAAAACGACCTGGTTTACCGAGGCTATGACGGACACATTGAAGATACGCGAATGGGTGGCGCAGTTTAATGAGGACGCCCTGATGGCCGATGGATTTGAGGACGCCATCATGGGCATAGTGGAGCGATGTGGGATGTCAGCCCTGGTCGTCTACGACACCCGGAAATGTATCGACATCCTCATAAACCGGGACAAGATGAGCGAACCCGAAGCGTGGGAACACTTTAACTTCAATGTGGCAGGAGCTTACATGGGCGTGAACACCCCGTTATTCTTTACACCTTATGCTAGTGATATACCCCTTTAGCGTTGTCGATGAACAGCTTGCGCTCAAAAACGCGCAATGGATTGCAGAGCTGGGAGAATATAAATCCCATGACGTTTTTATTTTGAGCGACCGACGCTGCAACCAGCAGATCATGGAGGATGTGGTAAAGACCCTGGGGAAAGTCTTCCGCCTCGCCAAGCACCGTCTGACGTCGTCTGACGTCGATGGCTGGCCGGAGGGAGCCAACCAGATGTTCAGCCTGGCCGCCACCCTCATCCAGCACACCAGGGAATGGCCCTGCTTCTTCTGGCTTGAGCCGGACGCCATACCGATAAGCCCGGGCTGGCTGGACGCCCTGGAGGCTGAGTATAAGCGCGGCGGCAAGCCCTTCATGGGCGAGCGCGTTGACCTTGGGGCCAAGCGACCCGATGTGCCCATCCATATGTCCGGGGTAGGAATCTACCAGAACCCGATCTACCTGCTGGCCGGTGAATGCTACCGCGCACACGAAGTTGCCTGGGACATTGCCGCCAAAGACCAGATCATCCCCAACGCACACTGGACGAAGCTGATTCAGCACTACTGGAAGCACGGCACGTTCACCCACCTGAATGAAATCCGGGAAGAAACCGTGGTGTTCCATTCCTCCAAGGACGGTTCACTGATTGACGTCCTGCGAAAAAACTTGAGCGGCAGTAGCAATACCGAATCGGGAGCAAGCAGCTTGGATGCAAGCCCCCGGCCACAGGAAATCCTCGCACTCCAAGAGCAGCTACATCCTGTTAGTGGGAGTGGTGACCCACCCGCTCAGATTCATAAAGTACGTGACGGAACCTGGGTTCTGGAGAATGATGCCATCAGTGGCCGGGTAATGGAGGCCGGACGCCTTGATTTTGATCCCCTCATTCCTTACGTCCTCAAACACATCAGACCCGGTGATACCGTTGTTGATGTTGGTGCTTTTATTGGGGATCATACTGTTGCGTATTCTCACGCGGTAGGCAAAGCCGGGAAGGTGTTTGCCTACGAACCCAACCCCGATGCCTTCAAGTGCCTGGTTCACAACACCAACGGCATGTCGAACGTCTTCGGGTTCTGCCATGCGCTCGGAGCGCATGACGGTGTGGCTGGTTTGATAGGAGACAACCCCGATAACTTCGCCTCACACTTCGTAGACCATAGCAACCGAAACGGAGGCCCGATCATCCAGGTGCAGCGAATGGATACTCAGATGTGTCTCTTTGGTCAGCTCGATCTCATTAAGATGGACGTTGAGGGATATGAATTGAACGCTCTTAAAGGCATGGAGCAGCTCATCGAAAAATTTCACCCGAAGATGGTGATTGAGATTAACGAGATCGCCCTTAAAAGGCAGAACGCCACTCCCGAAGATGTCATCAGTTGGGTGGTGCGCCATGGATACGAAGTGAGCATCCTCCATCGCCATGGAGAGAACGTTCCTTTCTATGACATCCTCGCTTTGCCAGCGGCAAAACCACCGGAGACTATCAGCAGCGCACCTGCCCACGTTACCGAATCAGAGTGCGTTGCTACTCCGGTGGCTGCCCCGGTGGCTCCCCGCAACGTCTCCGTCCCTGATGCCGTTCAGCTCCTGGTGAATGAGTTGCAGGAGATCGCCGAAGTTTCCCCGGGCAACAAAGCCATAGTCACATCAAGACTGGTGTATGCCGGGCTGCGTCCAGTCGCACCAAAGAAACCCAAGATCATATATGCGACTGATCCATTCGCTCCGGAGGCCAAGGGGAGTAAACGAGTCAGAAAGCGTAAGCCTCCCACTGTGGAACACCCGGCCTGATGGCCAGTGGGACTACAAGCCGATCCTACGCAGGTTGAAGTTTATACGTAAAGTCCCCGTCAGTACCGGGAACGTCAGGCCATAGCTCGTAGAGATAGTCTTTGTTACTATCCCCGGAGTTGTGCTCAATGTTCGGGTTGATCTTCTTGGCCAACACATAAGCTGTCTCTCCGGTCTTATCGTCAGGGCCGATGTCTCCCACCACACCATGCTCCTCCACCTGCGTTCTCAGGTTGGTCACCCTGCCACGGCAACCCATTACCACCCCGGGTAACTTGGCGCGAATCTGAGGAGGCACGACAATATACCTGTCCACATCAGCGTTCATGTATTTGCTGCCAGTCTTGCCGCCGGAGCAGTAGGCGGTCATGGCCTGATGGTGCTTGTCACCATGAGCAGGGCCGCTTCCGTCGTTGCAGATGTCCAGGTTTGACACAAAGCTGCAATAGGTTTTGTCCCTGTTGGTCAGGATGTCCACCGACCCGATGGTCATCAGCACTTCAAGGTCTTCAATGGTAGTAGGAGGAGGTGCCGCCTTCTCTACGGTGATAACAAGGACGTCTCCGGGGTTAAGTTTTATGTTCTTTGTCATATTAGTTACCTGTTACTGTTCCGTGGAACTGGGTCTTGCCGCGCTTTGCTGGTGCAATGTGTGCTGGCCGCTCGTAGTGCGACCCGAACCCTGCGAACTCAGCTGCCGTAAGGATTGCGGCATGAAGGATCATGTCTGCCTTGGGCTGGCTTAGACCCTGCGCGCGCATGCGATCATAAATATCACGCGCTGGCCCGGACAAAAAGATTGGAATGTGCGTAGCGGTATATTCCCAGCCGCTGTAATAGGGTTTCCCTGTCCTGGGACTGGCCTGGTGTAAACCTGTGAGGCTTGCCGCATGACGTAGCTCCTGGATGCCTTTTGGGAGCGGCCTGCCGAAGATGTCAGTTCCGTAACCAAGCTCCACTGCCGTGGTAACCCCGGGGGACAGCTTGTATTCAATGAACTGCTGAATTGAATCCATGGCTTCATCCAGGGCGGAGTGCCCGTGCAGCTGACGCTTGTTTGCGTGCGCGATGGCAGCCAGTTGGCCATACAAACGAAGGACTTCCTCCGGGCCACGGGTCGAAATGATGTCGCCCTTCCCGGTCTTGAACCGCAGCCAGTCGCTCTTGCGCGGGTCGTCCCAGTTGATCTTCTGGCTGGAGCCGAAGGCGCGCATCACAATGTCGTTCAGGATCAGCCCGGCAGCCCAGGTTCCCAGCATGGCTGAAGCATGCCCCAGCCGAACCATCATGGCAGCGCGCTCGCCTGCGCTCACCTTGCCGCCGCTCATCATTTTCACTGCTGTCCCCACGGTAATGAGCGGGTCACGCGATGCCCGGAGTATCTTGGACGCGGTAAGTTGAGGCGCAAAGAACAGCTTGCTCTGTCCCAGCCACCTGCCCAGACCCACATTGGTCACCCCGGTGGCGTGATTGGCCACTTCAGCCAGGTGCTTCATGATGTCCTGGCGTTCGGCGTCCGTCTTCCACTTGAAGTTTTTCAGGCTTTGCTCCGCAAACTCGTAGCGCATCCTGGAAAGCCCCAGCCAGGAACGGCTGCTCCAGTTGGGACTCTTGGTGATCCACTCGTTCAGGATGCCTGAAGGTCTTTCCTCTACCCCAATGCGAAGACCGGCACTTCGCCATTCGGCATAGTTGTGCGCGTTCTGGAGGTCGAGCCTGGCCTGCTCGTAATACGCCTTACCCCGTGTTCCCCCAGGCAGATCAAATGTCGCCCACGATACCTTTGCGCCTCTCCAGAACGTGCGCCATTCCCATGGGTTAAGAAGCAGCGCGCCACCGTGGGTGACCGGGAACACACCTCCATGGAGCGCGACCAGTGAGGCCCGGGGTATCTCACCTACTGCGCGAATGAAACGCCACACAGGGCTTTTATCGGCGCGGTCAATCATCTGCTGGGTCTTAAGGATGGCCATGCGACGGGCATCTTCCTTGGCAAAGATTTCCTTGGTCTTGATTCTCGGGCCTGATTTCCGGCCAACGATGACCTCCTGGAACAACCGGGGAGGAGCACCTGTCTCCCTGGCCAGGGCATTGATGGTGTCCTCAAGGGAAACACCATTCTCAAGGTAGCGTTTCTTGGCGTACTCCCAGATGGGCCGGATTTTCTTGGCATCCAGGTCAAAGTCCTTGTCCTTCCCGGCAGTCAGGGCTTTGTAATCAATGCAGGGTAGTTTTGGGGCAGGCATATCAGGGGCAGATTACCATTTCGGCAATGTATTTGAACAAGTCGTCACCATTTTTTATCTCCTTGACCAGCTCCGGGGATTCCTTTGCCAGCTGGGCGTCACGTTTCATCAGCTCTTTGTTGCGCGCTTCCACGGTCTTATGGATTTGCTTCAGGAGTTGTTCCGCATCCTTTCGTTGCGCCGTGGTAAAGTCATGCCCGTTCTGCCGGATCATCTGCTGCCGCAGATCGGTCATGCTGCGCGGGTTGTATTCTTCAGGCGGCATGCCCGGGTGCTCGGCGTCAACAGCATCCCTGATTGGCTTCACGGTCTTGGTGTCCCAGTTGGAGTAATCAGCAAAGGCTTTGTCGGCTGCGTCCTTGTTCGCCTGGGTGGGATGGGTCTTGGCCAGGTTCTCTGCGTGCTCTGAAACCTCCCGCAAATCCTCGGCGTGCGCTTTTACCACGGTGTATTTCTGCTCGCTGGGGATTGCGCGAGAAGCAGCCACGGCCTCTGGGTCAACGCCATGCCTGATGGCTTCCCGGCCAGCGTCGATGATGTCGTTATGCGACATGCCACCGGAGGAATCAACGGACTCTGTTATCCCTTCGTCATGGAATTTCTGGAGCGAGTTGGAGATGACCTGGGACATCTGCTGGTCGGACAGGTCGCGCAACCCCGGGCCAGCAGCCTCATTGGCGGTAGGCGGCCTTGGTTCATAATCGCCCGTCTCTACCGGTCGCGGTGCGAACTCGCGCTGCTCTGGGGTTTCCGGAGGCTGCGCTGCCGCTTCCTTGATCCCTGCCAGGGTGTCCTTGATGCCACTGACTCCAGCGGTGTCACCCCTGACCGCTTTAACTCCCTGGTCAAACTCCTTGTCGGACAACGCTGAGATTTCGTTCTTTGTCCAACCCGATTCCTTGACCAGATTTTCGTAATCCGTCCTGTGTCTTTCCTGGTCGTATTTTGGTGACCCGCGATGGTATTGGAACTGCCTCTCCAGTTCTGCCGACACCTGTTGCTCGCTCCATTTGTTCCTTCGGATTGCACCCTGGTCAAAGACAGCAGCTTCATAAATCTTTCCGTCTGGCAGCTTTGAAATAACACCGTCGTATCCCTGCTTCTGATACTGACGCATCCTGGCTTGATTGATGTAGCTGCTTTCCGAGGCTCCCATTTCATGGGCACCTGAACGCACTTGCTCCTCGGTTATCTGGATGACCTTGGGATTCTTGAGGTGCAAGCTGTGCTCGCTGGGTTCCCTGAAGATGCCGTTCTGCTCCTCGTAGCCCCTGGCGAACTCTTTGTCCGGGGTAAAATAAACAGGAGGTTTAAGGTCACCAGTGCCCAGCCCGCGCTGTCCCTGCCCGTGATAAAATGTGATCGGCTCCCCTGAGGGATGAGAAAGAGGCTCGGCTAAGCCACCTCGTCCACCGACCCCTTCAGAAACGGGGGCGGCGGCAGACCTTCCTTGAGGCTCGGGTGGGGTAGCAGCGACTTCGGGGTGGGCGGGTTCAGCTCCGGACTTCTCTCCGGATTTCGCAGCCTCGAGGATTGTTCCGAGCTGCCCAGATTTTGGATTTGTTTCTCCAGCTCGTCCAGGGCCGGTTTGTCCGGGGTCTTTATCGCTGACAGCTTCCTGTGCATGCTCTGAAGGAACACCTTTGTCAGTTCCTTTACCTCCTTTGGATTCTGGCTCAAGTTGCGAGCCAGTTTTGAAACCTTCGGAACGGTTTGCTGTACTTTTAGCGAAGTACTTATCTCTGATTTCATGTAATGTGTCCCAATGTTGACTTAACACCTGCTCCATCGTCTGTAAAAACTTTTGTTGCTCCGGAAAATCAGCCATCCTTCCGATGTTGTTGATTTCTTCCCTGGTAAATCCACCCCCTTCGTTACGTTCCGGAACATGGGTAATCTCATGGAGGAATATATGCAGCATTTCAAACGCTGCCCTTCTGGGACTACTCATCCCACCGTCAGAAATTCCGGCAGGATTAGCCCAGAGCGACCTGAATGGGTTGGTTATATTGTATCCGGCATACTTCGCATCGTATGAAATACCACCAAGCCATGCTTTGCCAGGTGTGGTATTGGTGAGTTGAGCATACTCAGGCCGTGCTGTTGGGTCTGCCCCGAATTTGGCACCGAATGCGCGCATGAACTGGATAAGCATGCTGCCAAGTTTGGCGTGCAGTTCGGGAGCACCCTTTATCTTCTCGAAATCAACGTTGGTATTGTTGTGATATAGAGGATTCTTCGGGTCTAGGTGACTGGTATCCAGCTTTGTCTTTTCAAAATCAATTTCTCTTTCGGCACTGAACGATGGTTTGTTAAACTGCTCATGTGATTGAACCTCTTTCTTGCCACCGGCATAAGTGGTAACCACCTTGTCACGCTTAACATCTACACTTTGAATCTTTGGCAGCGTAACCCTTCCTGCTGCTCCCTGGGTGGCATCGCCCTGATAAAGCTGGTCAGCGGTAAAGGTTTTACCCATGTCCTCAATCGGGATATGGGTCATTACCTGTAGTTCCTTGAACTGTTCCTGGGACTTCTTCAGGTCTTGCTCCAGCCCCTGCCTTTTCAGGTAGGAATACATGGCAGTGGCGTCAGCCTTTACCGAGCCGCGCCATCCTTCCCTCTGGTTATCGAAAGGATACTGAGGGTCTTTGGTGTCAACATGCGGCCTGACATCAATCACCATGTTGTGGGGTATCCGCTGTTCCGCCTTGTCGAAGATGTGCTGCCAGGGAACTTCAAACTGATGCAATCCAGCCGACATTACCCTGTACACGGGAGGATATGTGCCCTCTGTATACGTGTATTTCTTTAGCGGGCTGGGATCGACGTAGACATTGGCATGGCCCCAGTCGAAATTGAATACGTTATCCTTCACCCAGCCCGTGCTGTGAATCCCCATGTGGTTTGGAACCCCGTTCACTTTTACTTCCACATCACCAAAAAGAGGGTTCTTCAGGAACTCGGGATCGGTATCGAAATGAACGGGAATGGTTTCACCCTTGCTGTTGATGTAGTCTTTGGGGATTTCCACGGTGACCGTGCTTCCATTAGGCTCATTGGTGTAGGTCTTAACCAATGGAATCTGGTTGGCCTTTACCTGCTCCCGGCTTACGTCCATCACGGTTTTCAGGCCATCCTTGACTGTTACCAGCTTGATTCGTTTTGAACCCTTGATGAATGCCAGCTTCGCCACGCCCAACCCACCGGATGTATTCTGGTGGTCACCGCTTTTCTTTGTGCCACCGGTTCGCAGGAAGGCAGTCACAATAGTTTCAGGAGACATGCCCACTCCATCATCTCTGACGGTGATGGTGCGAGTATCGTAATCGTAATCAATGCTTATCTGGCCGGGCTTTGCCTTGCTTACACCACCTTCGCGCACCGCATCAAAACCGTTCTGAAGCAGCTCCTTGATGATGACGTTTACGATTGAATTACTGTAAGCCTTCTCGCCTATCAAACGATCTACCTGCTCCGCGTCCTGGCTGGTTCCTACAATGTCCGTTCCGGGTTCAGACTTGGGAAGCGAGAGGTCTTCCTCCTTCTTTGCGGCAATGGCAATGTCCTTGTCCAGCTGGTCAGGACTTTTCTTGCGCCCGGGCAGCCAGGACTTTTGCGGCGACCATTTTTCATCATCGGATTGTTTAACAAAATCTCCTTCAATGACGCCTTCCTGCTTGTCTTTGAGCCGATACAGTTCGGACAATTCATCCTTTCCTATATCCCCAATGCCCATTATTTTTTTACTGAGCTTGGTCTGCAACTGAACCATTCGGCTAAATTCATCCTGGGTAAGACCGCCCTTTGCTTCACCTCCTCCTGGAGCTGCTCGCATTGGCTCCTGGTAATCCCCGAACGATTGGCGTTCCAGCTCATGCGCGCGCCCTTCGTCCCCGTAAACTTTATTTCCGCTCCGCAGCCGCTCATCAATCAGGTTGATAGCGTCATCCGGGGTTTCGACATCGAAACCTCTGTTCTTCAGGAGCTGGGTCAGGCTGTCCATGTTGCCCTGCGCCTTGGCCTTGAACACTTCTCCGAAATAGAGCTTCTCCCCGCTACCGCTGGCCAGGGGCCGGTGCTTCTCCTGGCCGTATTTGTTCTTCGGCGCGAAGTGCTCCTTGAGGTTCCTAAGTTCCCCGGAGTAATTAGGATCATTCAGGGGAACGCCATGCTCGGACACGACATCAAGCAGCTCATCTCCGCCCTTGGCCTGGTGGCCCTGGGCTTCCTCCAGTAAGGACGCCTCATACTCCCGCTGCATCTTGAGCAGCTCCTTGGCTGTTTCGTCTGACCCCTTCTCGGCTGTGGCTTTGGCAACCTGCGCCAGAAACGTCTTGTCCAGGGCTGCCTTACGCTTCTGGGCTGCTTCCTCGGTGCTGAACGGAATGGTCAGGGCGTCAGGCTTACGACTGTCTACCACCTTGTATACGCCGTGATCCTCCTTAATAGAGAATGGGGTTTCCGGGGTTGTCGGTTCCTTTACCGGATCACGCACATACCTGGTTCCGAACTGGTCTTTGCCATCCACCCTGAATCCCAGCTTTTCATAAAAGCCAGGAAGATCGGTTCTCTGTTCCCCGACATGCAGGGTGAGTGGTATCCCGGACTTGTCAGCGTCGGCAAACACCTGCTCCATCAGGGCTGTTCCTTCGCCCTGCCTGCGCGCCTCTGGCTTAACGAACAAGTCCCTGATGTATCCGTTCTTGGACACTTTGACTGAGGCATTCTCGGTGCTGTATTCGGACTTCAGCCCCGAGTCGTGCTCTATCACCGGTTCAGCTGGCTGCCGTGCAGCTTCCAGCTCGGCCATCTTGGCCCTGGCTTCTTCCTCAGTGGCTTTGACCGAGACAATCTTGTTCGCTTCCCGGTCGATGACTCCGAACCCCAGGGCATCTTCCTTGATGTAGTACGGACTTTCCGCTACCGGCTCTGTCGCCGCTTCGCCAGCGCGACCGCGATTGCCTGCTGGTTCGCTACCGACCGGCCCTTTGTCTGTAACGTTTTCTGGTACGTTTTGCCCAGATGAAACTCCCGGATGTTGCTCGACACTACTTTCTGCGACTGGCCCTTCTTGAGTGGCATTTGTGATTCCTCCTTCTGTTCCTGGTTTTGGTATTGGTGCTTCTGGTAAAGGTGCTGCTGGCGCGCGCGCAATTTCGGACGCGGGATGAATCGGTGGATTAGTCTCAAAAGGAAGTAACCCCGGGATTACTGGTGTGGGCGGAGGAACCATCCCTGGAGCGACTGGAGGACTGGGTGGTGCAGGCCCGGCAGGAGCTGCTGGCCCAGCCGCAGGAGGCGCGCCACCGCTGGCCAATGTCTTGGCCGCCGCAGCTGCCGCCGGGTTCGGCTTATGAAACCATGGCTCACTGAAAATTAACCCCGTGGCTGCGGCCACGGCCAGCTGAGTTGGATCAAACTTACCGGACTCAATCTGGTCTTTGACGTTGAAAGCCGAGTTCAAACCTCCAGCCATGGACACATTGATGACGTTCCCTATTTCATCCACGGCTTGAGGAGCCATCCCCTTGCCGCCTGTCTTGGTGAACGCGACCAGGGCTGCCCGGCCTTCCGCGCTGGCCAGGGTCTTACCTGCCCTGACAACATTCATTGGGTTTGGCTTCCCGAAGGAAAGCCCGCCACCCACGATTGATGCGTAAGGATGTGCCTCCGTCTGGGCCTGCTCTGTCTTGGAGGAAAATGCTCCCCCGGGGGAAATCACATCAGCCGCTGCGGTTTGAAGTTTTGACACTCCCCATGCGGCAGCCGCACCAGCAATCAATCCACCAAAGACTCCACCGATTGCTTCACTGATGCCGGTTTCTCCAGCTACTGGCACAGCTGCTCCAACCAATGCACCACGGGCTGCTCCTACTGCTGCTGCCCCTGCAATGCTACCCCAGGGATAAGCTGCCAGCATTGCCCTTCCTGGCAGGAAACCTCTGACCGCAGCACCGCCAATGGCTGCAATCGCTCCTGGCTTTCCCTGCTGGGAAAGAGTAGTGGATTGATCTTGAACCGCCTTGTCAGTGTAAGGAGTCCCGGAATGAGAAGGAGAAGCGGTAGCGGTAGGCGTAGGGCTGTGGCTCTTGTTGTAAAAATCAAGGATGTCCTGATCCGGGTCAGGGGTCATCGTGGCCGCAGGCGACCCACCAGGAGACGGTGATCCCTTACGCTGATTATAAAAATCAAGAATGTCCTGATCTGGATCGGGATCAGCCATGTCAGGGATTCTGTTCTAGCCAGAATTGGGCAGCTGTACGTTTATCCGGGGGTGAATCAGGATCGTCTAAAATCCTCTGTGCCCGTTCCCTGGCAGTATTAGCTGGCTTTGCGTAAACACCGTATTGGGGAATGTCGGTAGTTGGAAGTCTATCGGCCTCGGCCTTCTGTGCCGCTTTCCAGCGTTTTGCCAGATCAGTTAAATCTGTGGCCTTGAATCTAATCGGTTTTTGCTCACCCGTGGGAAGCGTAACTGACCCAGTCCTATAACCGGTTGGTTTCGGTTTCTCGCCACCCTCGCCGTATGGTTGTCCGGTAGCCCATTTTTTAATGTTGCCAAACATGGTTTCTCCCCCGGTTGTTTCTTCCGGATACAACTCAGGATGTTCAAGTGGATCAGTCAAATGCCCCAGTGTTGTGTCGCCATATATTTTTGAGCCAATTTCCTCCTTGAGTGTTTTTACCTGGTGGTCAATCGCCGTATTTTGCCGGTTGGCGTTGATGTTGTAATCGTTGACGTTAGTCTGTATCAACATGCGGGCCTTGGAAGGGTCAGCATCCCGGGAGTTATTTGTCACAGCCTGGACAAATGCGTTTGGAAATTCCTTACTGTCCTTGGGAACTGTTGCCAATACATTACTAGCAGCATCGAACATTGCTTTATCGCCCGCAGCCTTCCTATCGAACGTGTCAAAGGCAAGCTGAACCCGGGCATCACGCGCATCAGCCGTTTGCCGCTGAATATCGAGCAGCTGATCCTTGTGCTCATTATTGGACTGCAACCGGTCAACAGCCAGTTGATACTTCTTTTCATTCAGGGCGGAGTCCTGCTCCATGGCCTGCATCTTAAGAGCATACTGGGCCATCTTGCCTATTAGTTCCTGCTTCTTGGCAGCGATATTCCCCCAGATGTAAGCACCACTGAGTAACTTTGCGCCCATGTCCGGGCCTTTAAGGTCTGGCCAACCGGGTTCAACGATTGGCCCAAATGCTGATTGTACTGCTGGCATAATTATGCTTCCCCCCAGAATTGTTGTGACGGCGTTGAATTAAAGACACTTGGCGGTGGTGCCACAGGCGTTGACCCCTGCCCGTAACTCGCTCCGGAAGGAGTGCTCACGTTTCCTCCTATGTACGGAATATCGGTTCCACCCACATTGGTTCCCCAGGGCGTGTTCCAACCACCCGTGGTTGCGTTATAGATGCTGGTGCCTCCGTAGTTTCCACCCGGGCCATCAGTTCCTCCTACTACGCCGCCCATGACGTCAGCATTACTGCCCTGGTTCACGGCTGTTCCTGCGTAGCCACCTGCTCCCAGTTTAGTATAATCAGTCGTTCCAAGCATATTGCCTCCGCCTCCCCTGCCAGCTCCAAGGTATGCGCCCACCAGGTTCATTACCGTTCCCGCAATTCCGGAAACCACGGGGTCGGGAGCTGCGTTCACATTGTTCTGGAACTGCTTGGTGGCCTGCTTTGCTGCGCGCTGCTGCGCCATGAACTGGCTGAACCATTCAGGGCTGTAGAGCTGGGAAGACGCTGGCAGCATTGTCCCCTGTGAAATCCCCATCCATCTCTGCACGGCGTTACCTGCTTCAGACGCCATGCCTACTCCCTGTTTCATTGCCTCATACGCGCCGAGGCCGACGTTGCGAAGGCTGTTAGCTGTCCCCGCCATGCTGCCCAGCAGCCCGCTGCTAAGGTTTTGAAACGCGCTGCCCCGGAGATTAGCCTTCAAATCCAGGTCGGGCATGATCCCCTTCTGGAGCGACAGAGCGTTCTTCAGGGTCTGGGCGGCATTCTCTCCACCGGCACTGATGAGACTTTTGAGGTCAAGCCCAGCCTGGGACATCTTCTGGAAGACGTCACTCTGGAACATGTCACCCAGTTTCTGAATCTGGGGCCAGTCCTTGATTTCCCCGGTCAGGAGTTTCATCAACTCCTCAATGGGGTTAGTGGCTTCAAATGGCGCGACCTCAGGCTTCGCGCCGTGAATCATTTCGGGGAATGTCATAATTATCGACTCCAGTAATTACCAACGTCCTGCATGCCAAAACCGTAAGTCTGGATGTGAACGGTGTGCCTGATTCCAGACAGGTAGTTTTTGAGTTCCTTGTCCAAAATGTCCAGGGCCACCTGCTGCTTCATCATGGACTCCTGCGCGGCCTGAGGGTTGGGCGGGGTCTGAGGTTCCTCAAGTATTTTGGCCTGCACCATTAACCTGATGGCCTCGTAGTTCTTGATGCTCATCATGTCCCCGGGGTCTTTCAAAACCCACTTCAGTTTGCATACGGCGGTAAAGCTCGATCCTGTGTCGCAGTTGGCGACCAGCTTGTAGGCCCGGCGTGGCGCGGCAAACCCAGGCTGCTGCTTGTTGCCCTGGTCAATAAGCATGTTGCTGCATGAAGCACCCCCTGGCCCGTTCTCCAGGAACTGGAAGAACTGGCTCCTGATAGGAATTGGCCTGCCGCAAAGATCAACCGCCAGAACCGATTCAACGCTGGTGGGCATATAAAGGAGGCCGCCAAGCACCGTCCCATGGATGGTGACCACGGTGTCTTTCCAGATTCCGCGCTCCATGAGCCTGCGCTCGGCCTGCTGGATTGTCCAGGTGAGGTCGCGCTTGGACATCCGGAGGGCTTCCGGGAGGTCGAGCGCGATTTGCGCGCGCACCCAGCCCAGGGTGTTTTCCCTGAAGTCCACGATGTCCTCCAGATACCCGGACTTCCGATGCATGTAGTTGCGGGGATCAAAGAGGTGCTTCTTGATCTCGGCCTGAAGGATGTCTATCCCGCTCTGGCGGTATTTCTGGGCCTCGTCCGGGGCGTTGTTCTCGTAACGCTCAATGGAAAGGATGATGCACTTAATGGCTTCGATGTTCTGGATGATGAGGTAGTCCTCGTCACCTTTGAGCGGGAGGTAACGCTTCGCTCCGGTCACCTGGATCACCGCATTGGCTGGGTTAAGTCCGGGGTAGAAGTAAATCCTCCTCACATCCTCCGGGTCGGTTGGGTTGCCGTTCAGGCCGAAATCCAGCAGCGGATTGTCCATGGCCTGTGACGGATCGAGATACGCCGACTGGCTCACCATCTCATACCAGACCTGAGTAGTGTCCTTGTTCCCGTAGGCAGCAGTGGAATCGACTGGAGTCAGCGGGTGCGCCTCGATGATGTTCTCCATATTGGGAGGCAGCACCAGGAACCGGCTTATGGCGGTGATATTGCAGACCATCATGCCGCCCACGGGGATCATGTAATCCAGGATAATTTTCGTGGCCTCGTTCAAGCGAACTAGGACACGCGGGTCATCAAAGCCCACGCCATTGTCCACGACTCCTGCAATCATGGGAGCAACGTCCTTGAACTGCATTCCCCCGGGGATTGGAAGAAAATCCTGCGGTGGCGGAAACACAATATCCGCCGCGTCTACTGAATCTGGTGATGTAATCATGTTCGGTATCCCAGGAAGATTATCCAAGCTAGTGCCACAAAGGGAGGGATGATTGAAATTGGCGACGGCTCAAGGTTTCCATTAACTGCATCGACAAGTATTACAGTATCGGCAGTAGGCGTTGCGTCCGAATGTTTACCCCATAGCTGCCCAGCTGGATCGCGTGCATTGCCATCAGCTTTCCATTTATCTACAACGATAGCTCCACTAGAAGGCTGCCACGCAGTATCACTGGTCATGGTGATTTCATGCCCTCCGCCAACATGCATTCCGGTCTTGGTTCCGACCCAGCTCACCCACTCGTTGTCCACGTAACCTGAGTGGCCTTCATTGTTCATGTGCGCGCCTATCGGAAACTGGTCGCTGTAATCCGGTGCGCCATCGTTGCCGTTGCACAGATGCCAGCCGTCGTATTCACCGCCTATTTTGCCCCAGCCGGTGGCGTCAAAGTCGGTGCCGGGGTTGCCGCTGTAACCCCGGATTTCATTCATCATGCCGTTGTAGATACGACGCCATGTGCCATTCCAATGCACTTTGATGGCCAATGGGCGGCCCTGTGAGTCGAGCTGGAACCACACCTTGTCCTGGTCTGACACATCCGGTTCGCCATTCTGAAGGACGTAAGGAGTGTAGTTGCTGGTGATCTCCGAATGGAGATGCAGGTTCATCAACTGAAAGAGCTGTATGAGGTTTAACGGTGCCGCGTTGGGGTCGGGCATCGTGATTTGAGTTGAAACGGTTGGATTAGGCATAGGTCAGGTTTTCGCTAGGCTTCTTTCGACCAGTCTCTGGGCGTGGAGCCTGAATCGGTCGATGACGACATGGCCGGTGCCGACAAATTTAACTTGGAAATCGTAACCCCGGCGTAACCTCCGGCCTGTCGTTAGGTCAACGTCGTTCTGGGGCTTGCCCAGAGGAACTCGGGGCGCAAACCCGGCTTTCACCGTGGGCACTCCACCTGCGTCAATAGCCCCGGCCTTGCCGATCATGGTGAACTCCCTCCAGAGAGTCCAGTATGGGTAATTATCCGGACGGTAATAAATGCGTAAATCGTGGCTCATTCGACAATGTCCTTCAGCCACAGGTCGCCATCATAGAGTTCATTCTCAGTGAACACGGTGGAGTCCTGCGGGTTAAGTTTATTGAAATCGAAGGAACGGGTGGTCATGTCCCAGTTGATGCGCGTATCATCAAAATCGTCCTTGTCATCTTTCGACAGCTCGTAAAGCTGGTTCTCTCCTTCGTTGTTTATTCCAAAGATAAATGCACGCGTAACCCCTTGGAACGTCCCCGTCAGCATGGTGGTGGGATTAAACTGGTCACTGTACCATTGGCCTTCCCACGCTGGCTTGGTGATTTGCTGTGGCTGTCCACCGCTGAAGGAACTGATGACATCAAAATCCACCACCGCCATCCCTGCGTGCATGGGCCTGCCGTTGTTCCACATGGGTGAAGTGGTCACCAGCACGCGGTTATCGAAGTAGATGGCGGAAGCGTATTTAAGCAGGAAGTCGCTGTCGTTCCCCAGGTATTGTTTCATGTTTGTGGACAGCGGGATGTGCGCCCAGCCGCTCTGCTCGCTGCGCGCCTGGCGGTAGGAACGCATGCCGTCATCCGACCTGAACCAGAGGTCTTCGTTCACCACAGAGATGGAGCGATGTCCCCGAAGCCCGGTGGTAAGAAGTGCCAGGATTTGAAAAGATGAAGTCTTCCAAAGCTCACGCGGCAGCGACAAGAAAAAGCTGGTGGCTCCACGCTCGGCAAACACCATGAGCTGGCCGTTACCAGTAGAGGTGTCCAGCTGCGGGAAGAAGATCATCCCGGTGGCTATACCCTGGGTAAACGGAATAGCGGCATCAAAACCTTCGGCCAGAAAGTTGCGCTCGGTGAACAGGATCAATGAATCGGCAGCATCAGGAAGATCGTGGCTTCCATGGAGATCACCAAAAGCCACCTCGCGCTTGTTCACGATCACGCAGAGTCGTCCCATCCCGTAGGCCATGATGGTTCCGGTAGGAATCTCAGTGTTGTCAACGTCAACGCTGACCTTGGCCCTGCGCGCCTTGACTGAATCGTAGATGATGGCGTTGGCTTTTCCATCCTGCGCGATTAGCCATTTGTCGGCCTGCACCATGTAAGCGATGGGGGAATCAGACATGTTGCGTAGGTCGCGCCCTTCGTCCTGGATGATGACTTCAGTGACTTTGGCTTCGGTGACACGCGGGACAATCCTGAACATGCGACCACCGATCATGGCGATGATGCAGTCGTCCCCATTGTGCGGGGAATAGGCGACTGCGCTTTGCAGGATGCCGTGCTTGTAGATGTACTCCGAGTTCTGATTAGTGAACCAGGGATCAATGGTGGAGTGCTTCAGGATCGTATGGACGCCTGTGCCGGAGTGGTTGAACCCAATCGCCGGGCCTCCTTCGGTAAGGGAAATCCGCAGCTTGGTTGCGGTCAGCCCTTCTACCAGGACATGATACACCGTGGTCGTGTTGACGTTCGGAGGAAGCGACCCTGTCGTGGTAAACTTTACCAGGTCATTGGCCACCAGGTTATGGGCAACGCTGACGAGGATGTTTTCAGGATGCGAGGGTTCAGCATGGAACCGGCAGGTTCCGATAGGAACAAGCGATCCCAGCGGGATATTGCCCGGCCTGTATTCTCCCTCAATGAAGTCCCGAGCGGGTGCTGGAGTGGGATATGTGTGCGCTTCATTGAAGCACCATTTCTGAATGTTGAGCTGGGCAAAGGTTTCATCCAGTTTTCTGAACCCCGGGCGAGTCTTC